ATTCACCACGTGCTCAAGTCTGCGGGTTGAGATAACCTCATCCACACCACCGTCAAGATAGGTCTTACGAATAATCTCGGACCAAATTGTGAGCTTGTCAGCAAAGTCCTCGTCTACACGGTCCACACGCTCCATCTTCTTAATAAGAATCTTCTTTTCGATTGAAGGAGTAGGATATTCCTGCTCGACGGTGATGGCGAAACGCTCAAGGAAGGCATCGTCAAGAATCTGTGCTGTGATAAACTTGCCGTCCTCGGTTCCCTGTCCCTTGGTATTTGCTGTAGCAATGATATTGAAACCAGGAGCAGGGTAGATGGTCTCGCCTGTCTTCTTATTAAAGTAGGGCTTACCTTCAAGAATAGCCTGTAGACACATGAGCTTGTTGCTGCCACGATCCACCTCATCCAGAATCAGAATAGCACCACGCTTCATGGCGATAGACACAGGCCCTTCACGATAAACTACGTTCCCGTCTACCAGAGTGTTACCACCAATGAGATCATCCTCGTCGGTTTCAATACTGATATTGACACGGATACACTCACGGTTCAGAGAAGCACAAACCTGCTCTACCATTGTGGTCTTACCATTACCTGAAAGACCCGTTACGAAAACTGGGTAGAAAGAATTACTTCCCACGATGGTCTTAAGATCCTTGTAGAACCCGAAAGGAACAAAAGTAGAATCCTTGGATGGGACCAGGTCCTTAATCTCAACATGGAGCTTTGGTTGAGACAGAAGCATCTGGGACTGCATGCCAAGATGTGCCTGAGGCTGCGCGGCTGCTGGAGCAATTGTAACAGGCTCATGTTTTTCCAGCGAATACACACCACGCCTAATCTTATGATTAGGATCGTTCAGGATTACGTTTGGGTTGACTCCCAAGGACCTAGCCTGATCCTGAATTTCGGGCCTGGTAAATTCAGACTTACCAGTCGAGCGAAGAGCATCCTGCAAACGCTGATAGTTGGACATTTTGCCTCCTATTGTAGGGATTTATTATATATTAAATATAATCAAAAATTACTGGTTTGTCAAGACCTGTAAGTGCTTATTATGAAATAACTTCCACAAACCTGTTGAGGAAAACCCTAGAAATGTTCTTATTATTCTGGGTCTTTTTAAAGGCTCGGAGAAGGGTTCCCTTACCCTGCTTTTTATAACCACCCAAGGCCTCTTCCAAATCCTCTGTAGAAATCTTCATATTCTTGCCCGAAATAAGATAGAAGACATCATATCCTCGGACAGGAATTTCCGTATACTTGTGAACCTTAGCATGCGCCGCCTTATCGGCAACATTATCATAACTAAAATTCTCGCCTCTACGATACCAATAATCTCTAATATTATTGGTGTTGAGATCACCAGAAATAAAGATACCAACTACATTGGACTTTGTTACCCGCTTATAAAGATCCAAAAGTGCAGCAGTAGTCTCACGCTTATTATGGGCAAAACTACTTTGAATACCAGTCTCAAAAACTACAGGGTATGACATCCGGACACTTGGGTCGGTGGGGTAAAGCGTGCTAGTAGAATCCCCATCCGTAAGAATTACGGTGTTTAGAATTTCTACTTTGTTGGTGTTCCTGAAATCTTCTGCAATCCAGCGAAGAACAGAAATAGCTTCATCCAAAGGAGTACTGCCTAGGCGCATGCACTCAGGTACTTTACCTGCCTCGAAATAATTACCAACCTTTTCACCATACCAGAGCATCTTCTTCAAAGCATTGTTATACTCATTTAACCTCATATTAGAAGAGAAAAGTTCCAACAACTTAAATCCATTATTTCCGATTTTATATGTGGTTGGATCTGAATCATTTCTATCCCGTTCATGAACAATGCTCTTATACTCACCTGTCTTCATATAATCATGAGCATCACTAAAACCGTATACGGTGAACGGAACATTAATTTTCTTACAAAACATAACGAGAGCAATAGTTTGATGAATAGTTGCTTTCATGTTAGCGGTCATGGAAGAAGACATATCCAACAACATTATCATCCCGTGATTTTTTCCGTTTGGGATTTCTGTTGACTGGAGAAATAAATCCTCAGTAAGTTTATAACCCCAAAGTTTATCTACATTCAACTTACCCGTCTTGGAAATTCTTGCCTTTGCAAACTGCTTTGCAGATTGCTTAAGGGTAAATTCCTTGACCATATAATCAATATACTTACGATTATTGGACATGAAGTCATGATAATAATTTTCTGCAGCCTCCTTGTCAGCATCAAAAGATGCCCAATCACGGTAAACCTCAGAATAGGGATGAATAAAATCCTTAGGATTGAGTTTAGGCCACTTTAGATAAGTAGGTGCTGTACCATAATTATCAATCAAGGACTTTATAGAATTTTCTTCCAAAGAATCCTGTGTAATTGAACCACCCTGTTCCTCTGCAGAGGAAATTATCTTTTCCTGAAGTTCCTCCGATGCCTGCTCCAAACGATCTGCAAGATCCTCTCTACCATTTTCGCGGAGAATAGCGATAGCTTGCTCCTTAGAAATAGGTTCAGTAGAATTTGCACTATCCTCATCAAAAGAAATTTCGGTAAAGTCCCCGAAGGCCTCGGTAATGTCTTCTCCCTCCTTCTTATGGAGTTCGAAGAGATTCAAAGCCAATTCCACAACCTCATCCCATTCGGTTACAGCCTCGATCCTATCTACAATAATTTGTTCCTCCTCCGAGAAACGAATAGAAGATCGGGAACCAATTTTGAAGTAGCAATTGATCCTATCAATAAGAGGGAGGAAATTCATCTCCTCGACCGAAACACCAAAAAAGTTACGGTCAACCAGCTTGGTGTAGCCTGTATACATAGGCTTACGAATACCTGGGTACTTTTCCTTCACTAGCTTTTCAATGCGTGCGTCCTCAACAATATTGAGGCAAGCCTTGAAAGAAGAACCCAATTCCTGAACCATTTCTACCCAGCCTTCAGCTGGAGTAAAAAGAGAGTGTCCAATCTCGTGTCCAATGAGAAGGTCGTAAATATCAGAATCCATCTCCTTCCACAAGGGAAGAGTTAGAACCCGATTTTTGACATCAAAGGATGCAGTAGTAACATTACGATGCTCGATCCTAATATTCTCAGAAGCTAGTAGCTTACCAAGATTAGTCTTGGATGCATCTAAAACATTAATGGACATAAATGGTCTCCGCCTTGAGATTTATTGATACTTAAATCTACAAGAACGGAGACCATTTGTCAAGACCTGTAAGTGCTTATTTTACAATCACTTAGTTTTCTTGGTTTGCTTTTTCTTAGGTTTTACAGGCTTTTCTAGGCTGCTAACCGACCCAGCCTTCTTTTCCCTTTCTTCCTTTCTATTTTGGAGACGTTTTGCAACCTCGTCACCTGACATCCAAATATCTTTGTTATCCAAAATTTGTTTAATTTCATCCTTGCTCAGGAAATCACCATAGGCATCTTTCCATAAATGCTCAGACCATTTTCTGAAATGTGTCAATTCATCATACATTTCTCCGCCCTTCCCAACTGCCCAGCTACTATAATCATGAAACATGAATACACTGTGCGAAGAAATTTCCCAATGCTTTGCTGCAAGAAAAATTAAGGTTGCTGCACTCATACAAGCACCTTCAACTGATGCAACCACATTTGCATTAGTTTCTCTCATAACACGCATGAATTGAACTGCAGTAAATGCGTCCCCTCCACAGGAGTTGATATGTAAACAAATAATGTCATGATCGGAAGCATTTCTGATTGTTTCAAACCACCCAGTATAACTTTCAGGACCTTTAATATGACCACCCAAATAAAAGGTGTGCATCTTTCCAATAGGTCTATCAAGATATGCTACGGTTTCATTTGACGCAGTTAAAGTTTCTCCACTAACAGTTCCATTCATTTTAGTCATAATATTATTCTCCGGAATATAATTTATATAAGTAGTCCTCAAATTGCTCAACTTTTTCTACACGATCTGGCCAATACAGATATGGTTTTTCTGGTTTCATTTTTAAATTATTCAACAAAGGTACTACTGCATTGTAAAGCGCATTTAACCTATCTTGCACCGAAGAGGCTGTAGTGGTAACTTCCTGTATTTTAACTTCGGCTTGTTGTACAGCCTGAAGCTCGTCTTCATCAACGGCGGTGAAGCCGAAATCAAAAATATCATCTGCCATTTCTTACTGCCATCCTAGCTAAAAGTTTTTGTCTGTTCCTTTTTATCTTGTCTAACTCCATTTTTAATTTGAAATTAGAAGCATGATGAGTGAAATTTATTCCCATCATATGGTCATACTCATGAAGTATGATTCGTGCAACAACTCCTTTCGCCTCAGCTATTTGTGATTCTCCTTTCACATCCTGAAACCTGATTACAACTTCAGCAGGTCTTTTTAAAGATAACACTAAATCAGGAAAACTCAAGCACCCTTCAGACATTGTGGTGATTTCTTTACTAGCTCCCACAACTACAGGATTAAACATTACCTGTTTTTCTGTCTCATTACCAAAAACAAAAACCTTGTATGGTAATCCTACTTGATTTGCTGATAATCCAACACCACCTAATTGGATCATTTTATTGTATAGAACCTCAAATAATTCTTCAGCCTTATCTCCATCTTTTTCAAAATCAAATTCTGGAGGAGGCGAAGACATTATAGGGTCAGCAAAATGTATTAATTGTAATTCATCAATATTGAAATTCATCTTATCACCTTTATGCGATTACGGAAAAGTTTTGCTTCTTCACAAATTTAACTACATGATGGAACTTGTCAAATAATTGATCTCCTTTATGTGAAATCACCCAGATGTTTGTCCCTTCTCCCAAAGTGTTCAATAGTGTTAACACATATTCTGTTGCTGCATTATCTAAACTGCTATCAAAAACCTCATCCAAAATTAATAGGTTAGTGCTTGCACTATTCTTTAGCTTTGCTATTGTTCTCCATGTAAACAACAAAGCTAAATCTATTCTTTGTTTTTCACCTTCACTAAAACTATCATAACTGAATTCATCTCTGTGTCGAGATTTAATCACTTCCTTGAAATTTTCATCCAGATTAAATTGAACAAAGAAGTCCATTGACGTTAAATATTTATTTACTAATTTATTAATGATTGGCAAATATTTTTTTATAATCTTTGTTTTGATACCTGTGTCCTTCAACAGCACTGAAGCAATTTCATAGTAGTCAGCAGTTTCATTTAGCTCTACTTTCTTACCTATAATTTGCATGGTATCTTTTGCCAAAGATACTAATTTGCTTTTTTCTGTATCAATATTACCAACCTTCTTTTGAATATCATCCTTCTCTAGCTCTAATCTTTGAAGATATCTTTCATTGGTGATAATATCATTTTTATTTTCATTTATTTTTTCATTTAAAGAATCAACTTCTTTAAGTGTTTTGTTTATAACTGATATTCTTTTTTCAAGGATTTCTTTTTCTTTTTGTATATCTTGTATATTAGATTTTATTTTTTCTAGATCGGTTTGTTGTTCTTTAATAATATCAACCTTGAATTCGTGTTCTATTCCTTGTTTACATTTAGGACAAGTATCATTATCATGATAAAAAGAAATGTCCTTTTCTATCTTAGAATAATTCCTTTCAAAATCTTTAATGTCATTCATCACCACATTAATACTGTTTATTATATCATTTTGATCTTCGATAGAATCTAAACAAATAAACTTTTGATCATTTAATTGAGCCAAAGAAGATTTCATATCCTGAACATCGCTTAGTATGGAAACTATCTTTTCTTCTATATCTTTTATTTTAGCTTCCCTGTCATCTTCTAAAGTTTTAATATACTCTTCCTGTAACTTAGCTTTATTTTTTGCCAATGAAATGTCGTTCTCAATAATCTGTAGATTATTTTTTAATTCATTTATTTTTTCTTTTAACACAAGATTCATTGATGAAAAAATTCTAATATCTAGAATATCCTCAATAATGTCTCGGCGAGCTCCTGTAGGTAATTGCATGAAAGGAGTAAACGAAGCTGAACCTAGAATTACAATCTGTGTAAAAGATTTATAATTTAATTTTAAAATTCCCTCTTCTAGATATTTTTGATAATCTCTGGTAGCAGAATTTTGATCTATCATAGTATCGTTAATCCAAATTTCAAATTTATTTGGTTTAATACCACGAACAATTTTATATTGTCTGCTTCCTATACTAAATTCAATTTCTACCAAACAACCTTTACCATTAATAGAATTAACTAACTGTGGTTTATTGATATTACGATATGGTTTACCAAACAGTGCAAAACAAATTGCATCCAATAAGGTACTTTTACCGCTACCATTCTCTCCAACTATTAATGTAGTGGGTCGTTTATCTAATTTTATCTCTGTGAAATTATTTCCTGTTGAAAGGAAATTTTTCCATCTTACAGTTTTAAAATGAATCATATCTCTAAATTCTGCGCTTCCACATAAAGGGTTTTCAATAAGGTTTTAATCTTTTCTTTATCTAATGTTGATTCTGTGCTATCAACATAATCCGATAATAAAGTAACCGTGTCCTCTACATTAATATTATCATCAAGTGCGTCTGATTCAAATTCAGAAAAATCTTCATGAATCGTTAACTCTAAAACTTCATTAGCATATAACCCATCAATGAATTTATCAAATTTATGATAATCAGATTTATGAACAACAATTACCTTAACACAACATTCACTAAAATCTGAAGGTTTAGGTAAAGGCTTCCTGTCATCATAATGTATCTTTTTGAAAATAACATTTGGATTTTGAATAAAAGAAATTTCAGAAGTTTGTAAATCTAAAACATGAAATCCTCTTGTATCATCAAAATCATTCCATGTGAATCCATAAGGACTCCCCAAATAATAAATGTTGTCGTCTGTATTTCTATGATGGAAATGTCCTGACAATACCATTTCATAATCTTTTAAGAGATTGCGATTTAATCCTTTGTCGTTCTTGACACCACGAAACATATAAAACCCTTCTATTTCAAAATGACCAAAGCAATATCTTGTTGATTGTTTCAAAACATCCATACACTCATCATAATTGTCTGAGCATATCCACGGGACAAAAGAACAAGATTGATTGTCTATTTCTTGTATAATGGGTTTTTCTAATATTTCTATGTTAGGATATTGGCGCAATAAAAGATCCAATGAATTAACTTCATTCGTGTTCTTATAATAAGTATCATGATTGCCAATAATAATTTTCATGTCAATCTCTAATTCCTGCAAAGGCTCAAAGAAATATTTCTTTGCGGACTTTAGAGTATTGAAATTAATATATTTTCTTCTGTCGAACACATCACCTAGATGTATTAAAGTTTTAATTTTATTTTCTTCCATAAAAGGAAAAAATGTATTCTCATAAAACTTTTTAAAGAAACTATCAAAATTTTGTGAATCGTTTCTAGCACCAAAATGTGTGTCTGCTAATATTGCAACACGCATTTTTAAATCCCATAGATTGCTGAGTTTGCGCCATGTTCTTTTACTTCACAAGAAACACAAAAAACTCGTCCGTTAGTTAAACTCTGTACTAAATGATTTGCAGTATGAAAGGCGTGTTCAGCAAACTTTTCACAACCAACACCATCCATGATTACAATTTTAGCCAGCCTATCCTCTTCAAGTTTCATTAGTTTACTTAAACTAGGATCTTCACGATCTAATATTAAAGTATGATCAAAATTCTGCTCAAGCCAAAATTTTAATTGTTTAAGACCACCAAAATCCATAACCCAATTTTTGTTATCTAAGGTGTGACACCCAAAAACAAAAGAAAAACTTAGTGCATAACCATGAAGTAAAGAACAATGACTATGATTTGCGTTCGGTTGACGGAAAACACACGATAATCCTTGTTCGTGTCCATATGTTTTTGTAGAAAAATATTTAAAAGATTGCATATTCATTTCAGTACCTCACAAAGTTTATCGCAAGAAAAATAATTTTCCCTTAAGAAATCTCTATTCTTTTCAATCTTATCGCCATACTTATCAAAATTATTCATCATATGTTTAATTTTTTCAACTAAGTTAACCTTACTTTTTTGAAATTTTGAAAAAGAAGAAGTCCAATCATATGGGTACATAAAAGAGTCATCATACATTTCTGTATATGACAAACGATTTGGAACCAAAGGAATACCCCCTGCTTCTAAAATTTCATAACAACTAATACCTAAAGTCTCTTGTAAGTTTGCTGAGAATACCATCTTTGCTCTACCCAAAAGATCATAGTATTCCTCCTTTTTTAAATTATTTTCTTGTGCAAACACAAAAGTATATTCTGGCATTTCCTTTTTTAGTTCACGAAATATTTCTGGTTGTTTTTCAGGAGCTATTCTGTGTGGGAATACAATAATATCTTCTTTTTCTTTTTTTGAGAATAACATAGAATATTGTGTATATTCCATAGGCCAACCAGTTCTTACTATTTTATGACCTGTCATATAACGAATTCTTCCTGTTCGTGTATCTGTGTCAAGAAGATTATTTAAAAATAATTCAATATGAAAATCCGAAGCAAAATAATTATGATTTATTGCTTCAAACAAACCCCTTTCAATATGTCGTAACCAAGGCACATATTTTTTTGCTTTTGTTTGGTCGATTAATCTACCTAGGAAATCATGTGGATCATAACTACCTGCATGCCAAAGAGCATGAATTTTAATATTCACCTTTAACAGGTCAGCCATATATTTTAAATTTATAATGCCTGGATGCCATGCGTCTGCAAAAACAAAATGATCACCATCTTTAACATTACCAGCATGAAACAATCTTGCTAATGTATCTACTTGTGCTGCTTTGTATATGTTCGTAGCAGCAAAATTCAAGAAAGCACCTTTAGTTGTTTCTCCACCACCCAAAGTATTTAAATCAGGACCATCAATAACTTTTACTTCATGATTAGTTTTTTCTTTAAGAATTCTAGGGAAATGAGTTTTCCATTCTTTTGTATATCTGGATTCAACAGATTCTAAATCAATTAAGTATATCATGCGTACCACGTGTTTTTCAAAACAGCACCATTTTCACCATCTTCACTAACACCGACTTCCACATAACGATTAGGATAGGCTCCTTCGATATAAAGAATTAAATCTTCAGCCAACATTTCACAAGATTTGAAATCCACTTCTAATACTCCATCATATAGACTTTCTAATTCTCTCTTGAAAAGAATGAATTCAATATCTCTATCATTATGATTCACTGATACACGAACTCTGAAATGAAACATATGTCTATGTGGATGCCCCAAAAAAGAAACTTCTTCCAATCTAGGATCTTCCAATGCTGCTGGATAACGATGTGTCCCTTCTTTCTGAAAAGTTACTTCAATAAATCTTTGCATTCCCATAATAAACTCCTATAGTAAATCTAAAGTTGCTGGAAGACCATCATTAAGAGATTGTGAAGGGACAGAAGATCTTCCTATCCCATTTTCCCAATAAACATAATCCTCACGATTTTTTATTTTACTAAAACTATCCATTGCCTTATACATTTTATCGCCTATAATTTTCTCTGCTAATATAAAATCATTTGCCACAGTATTCAAGTGATTAATGAAGTTAATGGTTGACCCCATGAAATAGGCATTAAAAGAAAGAATAGGTGGATTAGGGTCTCCTGTTTTCTTTTGAAATCTCCTAACGCTTTCATTCATTGTATAATGAAACAATTCATCTTCCATATCCCAATCAGGATAATGTCTCTTAACATCCTCATTAATGACAGAATACATTGGACCATCGTTTGTTGTAAATTCCTTCCCAGGAGTAATCCAAGTAAAGTCAGGACCATAATATCTTCCCATCTGCACACCTGATGTATGTGTGGTACTATCATAGCTAACAAGAATGTCCTTATATAACCCTGCTCTTATCATAGCAAGAGTAGGGATCATTCTTGAAACTGATCCAACACCTAGAAGATGAACATGATTAACCTTTTCGAATAAAGGGAGCTGTGTGAAAAAGAAAGCTCTTCTACAATCTTCTAAAGCGCCTGTTCCCATACCAGCAGAACCCATGGCAACCCCACCTATATGGCCATGTAATTCTTCAGGAATTTCTTCTAATGCATATTCGGTCCAACGAATATAGGTATCAAGATCATGACCTTGAACAATGAAAAAAGGTTTAGCTTCAGAATTTTTCTTGATAAAGGTTTGTATTTGATCTCTAACATTTCTACCAGATTCTCGTGCACACCATTCAAACTTGCTTCTATCAAAATACTTGTTTGTGATATCACCTCTTGTTGCTCTGTCAGCTAAAAGAGAAACAGGAATTTCATCAAAGCTCATTGCATAATCTGAATACTCTGCTTGACTTGTATATACCTGTTGTTTTAATTCTGGAGTAATAGAAAGACCAAGGGTGATCATTTGTAGACCACCTGAATCTGCATATACTTTATTAATACCTTTGTTTCGATATTTACCGTAAAATACTTCACCAAAATGTTTTTCTACATGAGCATTGTAAAGAAAAGAAAACTCATGATTATGTTTACCTCGAATGGTAGCCCATAAATCATTTAACTTATCCAGAAGTTCTCCTGAATGTGTATCTTTAAAATTGCATCTTAGAAAAGACAATCCTGAAGCAACATATTCGAATTGTGCTTTCATGAATTTAGTATCCTTAATAAGTGTTTAGTTTGATGTAATGCATCTTCAAGAGCATTATGATAATTTTGTGTTCTATCGTCTTCTGGAATTTTGATAAGTTCTTTAATTGTTCGATAACACCTATCATCCCAATATTTCCAAGGTCTGATCATACCTACTGCTTTGAAAGCATTATCTAAAATTACATTATCAAATCCTGCCCCACAACCCCAAGTAGGTAAAGAAATATTTCCATACCATTCACTGAAGTTATTAAGTGCATCTTTCAATGAGACATTGTTTTTTCTTAGTTCTTCAAAAACGTGTTTAGGTTGTTGACTCCACCAATAAACCGTATCTTTAGAAACATGAAGACCATACTTCTTACAATCTAATACATCAACTGTGCAGTAAAATTGATCAAGAATTCCACCATCAGAAGAAAATTTTACTGCACCTATAGAACATATAGCTGCATTAGATTCCGTACTCATGGTCTCTAAGTCAATCATTACGTCCATAATTATTCCTTGATTAGTGACATGAACTCCTGACGAAGTGCTTGATCACGGAAACCACCACCCAACTTGGAGGTGATAGTTCTGGAGTGAGGATCTTGAATTCCTCTTGCCTTTACACAGAAATGATCTGCATCAATAACAACTGCAACATCAATGGTCCCAAGAATATAACTCAAAGCATGATAAACCTGTTCAGTCAATCTTTCTTGAATTTGAGGACGCCTAGAAAAATATTCCACAATTCTATTTAACTTAGAAAGCCCAATTACTTTCTCAGCGGGAATATATGCAACATGAGCAACACCATTAATAGTTACGAAATGATGTTCACAAACAGAAGTAACATTGATGTTTTTTGATAGTACCATCTCATCATACATCATTTTATTATCTACTGTAGTGCATTTAGGAAATGCAGATATATTTAATCCTGAAAATAATTCGTTCACGAACATCTTTGCAACTCGTTTCGGAGAGTCTTGCAAAGAGTCATCAGTAAGATCTAAGCCTAAAGTTTTCATAATATCAGAAAAACTTTTCTCTATCTTCTTAACCTTTTTATCAGAAAAATCATCAGTTTCAAAAAAAGGAGTTTCAACACCTAAAGAAGCAAGATGCTTATGTACACGTTGACCTAAATCAGGATCACACTTCTCTAGTGCATTACGAAGAGCTACGGCATTATATTTGTGTTGCGATTTCATTTTACCTCCCAATAACGTTGCCAAAAACGTAGCAGTGATTTCTTGTAGCTACATTGTACCCTCTATTCATTGCTTCAATAGCAATGTTTCCTATATCCTCTCTTTCCTGTGAATCTTTTGTAGCTCCAACAGGCATGACCCATACATTAGGCATAGGGAAAGGATCAAACTTTAATTTAATATTATTTAGGTGTTTGTCAAGTTCTAACCAGTTGTTTATTGTTCCATTACATACAAATTTAAGTATACTTGTTACACCATATCTCAAAGTAGAATATGAATGAATTATTTCGGGGTCTACTACATTTTGCTCACCCGATACTGTGAATAATTTAGGACTCATTGCAAAATGCCAACGACTACCTCCTAAATCACGAAAGCCACCTGGTCTAGTTAAGAATTCTTTTAATTCATCTGTTATGGTTTTTGTAGCGTTAGTTTCAACCGTAACAATTTCAGGCATATTATTTCTTGCTTTCAATTCTTTAATAATTTCTATCATTGCCTTTTGCTGCATCATAGGTTCACCGCCTGTAAAGCAAAGCATGATAGGTTGATGGGTCAAAGGATGAACAAATAAACCCTCAGGGTTATGTTCACTTTTATTTGCGTCTACTAAACGGTCGCATATAGATTCGACTGTACCATCATTTGCAAGATGCTTATATTTTACTGACCATGAATAAGAACTATCACAACCAGTTGTCCACACAGGTAATTGTTTCACATCATTAATTCCAGATCCATCAAAATCCATATAAGGTAAAACATAACTGGATGGATCAGTTGGGTCTTGTTGTCCAAAACCATTACAATTTAAATTACATCCAAAAAAACGAAGCCAAACTGCTGGGTAACCAGACAGCTCCGCTTCGCCTTGAAAAGAATAAAATATTTCGGAATAACGAATTCTCATAACAACCTCATATCAAAAGACAAATAAATTTAACAAAAAATATTTAAAAAATCAAGTACTTAATAATCCAATTCTAAAATATTTTCTTGTTCCTCTTCTTCTATAGAAATTGGAACATAATCATCTTCTAACTTCTGTAAGTATTTAGGTTTCCTCTTTATGCTACTTTCTTTGGTTTCTGAGGTTTCTTCCTTGGCAAGGGTTGCTTGTTGCTTTAGATACTTCAGAAAGTTAACATCATAGGAACCTTCATCATGTATTTGTCTTATAATGTTATCCATATCCATGGATTCAATATACTTGTATTTGGTTTGAAGTTGTCTTTTTTCTTTTTGGATTCTACGAACAAACGCATAATAGGAAATCTGCGTGAAATATGCAAAGGGATTGCTTGATTTGTTCGGATCAAAATTATGCATATAGGTTAAACAATTTTCTATTGCATCAAGTACCATTTCGTCACGAAAGGTATAATTAATAAAATTGCTTTTATATGCTAGATGATTTGCAATCTTGATAAAACAATCACCTATGTAATCTGGAACAATTGGCTTTTCTTCTCCTGCTGCTTCTGCCATTGAAACTTCTTCTTTGTATGCTACCATAGCAGAAAGAAACTCTTTGTTGTTCACATAATGTTTACTCTCATCTTTCATAATCTATTTCATCCTCATTAATAATGTATACATTTCCACTGGGACTTAGTTCTTCTAGTAGAGAATGTACTGCTCTTCTATCAGCTTGTTTTTGTTTGGTTTCATGAGTGTGTTCTATGTAATTGATATATTGCTCACGAACTTCAGGTTTTTGATCACCAATGGTTAAAATAATATCCGTACTTACTGTAAATTCTTCTGTGTCGCTTAAACCAATCCAAGGACGAAGTAGATAGGTTTCACCTACAATCATATTACCTTGTCTTTTTTCCTGTTGTCCTACAACTTGAACAGGTTCAATTAATCCTATATGTGTTTCTGATGCTAAAGATTTTACGTCTCTATCCATAGCACATAGAATAAATTCTCCTGTTTTTAACTTAACAATTTTACAAAAACTGTTTTCTAGATTTTCTCTATCCATTTATAGAAACCGTTATAAGTTTATAATCGAACCCTTCTTCATTGTATATTTTTACTCTTTCAATCAAATGTTTCAATGTATAATTCTTATGGTTTTTCCATGATAAGTTATCGCCTATATCAAACAATTTGCATTTAGTTTTGTTCTCACCCAATCTTAATCCTCTACCTATACTTTGTAGATTTCTTATTCTAGATTTTGATGGAGATGCAAAAATAATATTGTGTAAGTTTCTAATATTTATTCCTGTAGAAAACGTACCGTATGAAGCAACAATAATTGCACGGTTTTCTTTTTCCGTGATATAACGGACTTGTTCTCTTTCTTCCGCACCAACACCTCCATGAACAAAGAAAACCTTTCTGTCTGATTCTTGTTTTCTTATAAGATCATATAAAATTTTTCCATGTTTTTCTACATACTGAAACAACAACAAAGTATTTCCTTTTTGATCTATAGCTAAATTTTTAATGAAATTATTTCTCTTTGGGTGTGTAACCAACCAATCAATTTCTTCCTGATATGAAAACTTTTTACATAGTTGTTTTTCTTCGTCAGTATAATCCATCTGTAAACAGGTTATCTTTAAATTGGCTAATTGATTTTCATCCATTAACTGTCTTGTGGAAGTAACTTTATATGCAGGGCCGAACAAACCCTCAAGAACCAGCTTATGTGTTTTACTTCCATCCAAAGTTCCTGTTGTTCCAACTTTGAAATTTGCATTGACACATTTGGTCATAATAGAAGTTAACGATTTACTTTTAAACAAATGTGCCTCATCACCATATATAACATCAAACTCCTCAAAATATTTTTTAGGCAATTTGTAAATACTTTGCCAGGTAGAAATAATTACAGGAACGTCATTAACCTTTTCTTTGCCTGAATATATTCTAGTACAATTCTCGGAAACCTTCCATGTATCTTCACTAGCATAATCAGCAAAATCACCATACATCTGTTCAACCAAAGATGTAGTTGGTACAATAATTAATTGTTTTCTATTTTGTTTTTGATGCCATCTTACTAACGAGTATATCATTAAACTTTTGCCACTAGCAGTAGGAGAGAGCAACAAAGTTTTTTTATTTTTCAAAGCTCTAACCACACCATCTATTTGATAATCTCTTATGTTAATCTTTTTTCCTTTAGAATGAAAATTCAGCCCAGTTAGAAACCCTTCTAAGGATGATATGTCCTCAGAATCTTCTTTTAAGTTATTAACAAAAGTATAATCATTCTTTTCACAAAAGATTTTTACATAATCCGCAAGTCCTAAATATAATTCTCTTGTCATTACATTTAACAAACGGATTTTTCCATCCCACATTTTTGCTCTATACATGGGAGTGAATTGAGCACCTGGAACCATGAAGGTAAAAAAGTCACTCATTTCTAACAGAACATTTGGTTCTGCATCAACAAGGAGATGTACCTCGTTTTTCTTATGTATGGTTACTTTGCTCACAATCCACCGTTAGTAAATTTATACCATTCGATTGCAGATTTAATGTCCCAAGTTCTGCTATTAATGCTACGAATAATTTGTTCTAAATGATAAACCAAAGTCTTAAGATATTCCACCTTATCTAAGATACGAATAATATCCTCATCTGAATTTACAATATCGTCTAATTCATTTTTTAATGGACGATTAAGTAAATAAGGTTCCCAACCTAAATCATCTAGTTCCTGCTTAGATAGCTCACCACGATAATAAGATGCTTTTGTTCTACGAAGTTTAATGTAATCAGTATCAGCTTTTCTAAGCTGTAATTTCAAAGTAGAAAGAATATTAATATATTTTGCATGAAGTTCTGGAACTCTAGCTGCAGCACGACCTAAATTGGTTTGATCAACCTTAGAGTCTTCTTCCCACATATTTTGCAAATCTTCTAGTTTCATTATTCACTCCTTGAATATCATACAAGGAATATAAAACATTTTAAATGATTTGTCAAGTTATAAAGTTTCAATTGTGAAATGACGATACTTAAATACTGCTTGTGCAGTAAAGTATCCTGGGTCACCTGTGGTGATATCAAACTCTACACCAGATAAAGAAGTGGGGAAACATTCAACAAAGTTTAGTCTAACAATAGGATTTCTATTACCATCAAGAACCATAAGAACAGCATCACTGAAATCCAAAGCATCTGTAGTTCTTAATGCGGGTGTGCCATCGGCATATGTTACTACACTATTATCAGGATTTCTAAATGCTTGTGATCTTTGTCTATCACGGAATTGACTATGGTTTTCTGGGAATCCTAAACCTATGATCCAATTGTACAATTCAATGTAATTGGACATATCTTTTTGAATCATGAATTTTATGATTAAATCACCGAAAGTAATTTTTTCGCCTGGTTTACTAATATCCAAGAAGGGAGTTGGTTGTGTAGCAAACCCTAAATCTAAAGAAGGTAGATTTGCTGCCTGACAAAAATAAGTAACCTTAGGTAAACTTTGAATTATGAATCTGAAACCATTAGGTCTAAGATAATCTAATTCTTCGGGTTGCTTACTTTCCCATTGTGCTTCTTGGACTGTAATTTTTGATTGAGTAGGCATAATCTTATTGGTTAAAGTATATATTACTATTTATAATTTAATATTTAAGTTCGTAGTTCAACCAACCCTGTTTAGAAGTAATATCATCAATTGCAGATTTACTACCAATTATATTTAACATCGCTTTACCTGAACTCAGAAAACTAAACTTAAGGTCACCTCTCTCCCAGCTTTTGATATCAAGATTAACTTGCCAGAAATCTTTACCTGCTAAAATAGTTTTCATCTGTTCCATACTTTTCTTATCCTTATTGAGATTATCAGCAATTGTTCTGTTGAAATATCCAGATACAGATTTTGGTAAGTTGTTTATCACTAAGGAATCATTGGTTTTTTCTTTTATTTTTTCAATAACTTTAAGTGTTTCATCGCCTATATTATCCCCTCTTATCTGATCATACACAATAGTAGGTGTAATAATAGTTGAATTATCTATTTCCAACACCTCGCGCACACCAAAGTTATAAATGAAGTCTTTTGATTTTTTATATTCGATATTATTTGCGGCCGCAAAATCACACATACTTTTGAAATAACTTTTCTGTAAACCTTTTCTTTTTTTGATGCCTGTTTCAAACACGTTAGTAAAAAAAGATGCTTTAGCACCACCGCCATACTTAGAACTTAGTGCATAGAAAGTACCATCCTTCATTTCAATAAATGAGTCAACACCTGAAAATGCAGGGTCAGTAGGCATATGAAATGCAACAGGTTGGCCTTTAAACGGATTATTAGCAAAAATACCATCTGGGCCCTTCATAAATGACCAACCGATTAAAACCTCACCAACATATACACCTAACTTATTTTGAATTGCTGCTGGTAGATCTAATGCCCAGTTTATTTTACCATTATCAAACAAAGATTTAAAAGCATCTACATACGTTTCACCTAAAATTCTTTCATTTTCACACCCATTTAGAATAGATTCTTCAATCTTTCGGTAGTCAGTGAAAGTCGTAACCTGAATTTCATTGTCTACATAATTAAATTTTCCTGGCCGGCCACTGCCAGAGAAAGCACGAGCATCAAATTGAATACCACCAGCAACACCTTTTTGGAGTGGTTTTGTCATTACCGCAAATCCTCGAAACTCTGCTATACCGCTGCTTGATTTACTAGATGATCTGACTGTACCATTGAACATCGCAGCAATTTTTTCCGTGGTCGCAACTCGCTCACTTTTGTCCACATAGACGATCAATGTTTTTCTACTTCTAGGGTCTTGTTTGATTGGAGAATAACCAGCTGCCTCCAAGGTTTTTTTTAAATCTTCTATAGAATACACATCCATCGCCATTTTACTTTTTCCCATATTACCTCCTTAGGCTCACCACTATTTATTCAATATAGCAAAAAATGGAGGGAACAACAAGTGCTCCCCCCATTTAATGTTTTTAATGTAAAACAGATCTTACATTAAGTTTGTTACTGCCATTAAGCGGTAGTAGTGGTTACGATCAGCAGTGAATGTATCACCGTCTGTAGCGCCACCAGCTTGTGTAACGAATGGGTTTGCGATCATGCCGTAGCGTGTCTTGAACCCAATCTTTGGCTGGAACGTGGTTGGATCAATTGCACGAACCATTTGTAGAGGAACGTAAGGGCAGTAGAAAATACCTGCGTCATAAGCATTAGCACCTTTGTAACCTACTAGTAGGAACTGTGATGCTGCGTTTGTGTTGGCTGAGTATGGGTCTACGAAGACTTTGAAACGGCCATTCAATACGCCTGCGAATGTGTTACCTGTGTCGTCCATTGAAAGTGAATCGTTGCCTGAAAGGGCTGGTGTGTAGTCTAGCTTGCCTGCCATTGCTAGAGCTGCTGCAACGTCTGATGAGCAGACGATGAAGTTACCACGACCACGACGAGTCTCTTGTGCGATTACGTTAGCATCACGCTCGATCTGGAACATTAAGCCCTTGAAGCGCTCAACTGACCAACGGCCATTTGAATCAACATCAAGATCGAATGTACCAGGTGTTGCTGTTGATGCTGCGCCTGGCTTAGCAACCTTGTAAATTGTACGAATAACTTCACGGTTGATCTCAGCTAAGATCTCTTGTGAAAGAATATTTGACAACTCACTCTCAGCATCAAGACCATGAATTGCCTTCAAGTCTTGTGCTAATTCAACTGTGTACTCGGCCTTTAATGCACGTGTCTTGGCTGTAAC